GCTGAACTGCCAGCAGGCGGCTCATTACAAGTACACGATGGACCTCGTCCCCAATAAGAAGTCGAGGCCGCTCACGTTCGGCGGCATCGTCCACAACATGATCGAGGCGCACGCGAATGGCGATGATCCCTTCGCTGTACTCGCCAAGGAAGCGGAGAAGCAGGGCAAACTGTCCAAGACGGAAGTCGAGCTCTATGGTGACATCGTGCAGGACACGCACGACATCATGACCGACTACTTCCGCTTCTACGGTGAGAAGTCGCTGCAGTACATCCGCTTCCAGAAGCGTAGTGCTGAGCATATCTTCGGGGTGGAGATCGCTGACGGGATCACATTCAAGGGCAAGATCGACGCGTTCGCTAAGACGCCTAACGGATTGCGCTGGCTGGTCGAGCACAAGAGTTGGGGCAAGTCGATCCCGAACGAGGATGAACGCTGGCGCAATGTGCAAGCGCCCGTCTACACACGCGCCATTGAGATGATGGGATGGCCGAAGGTGGACGGAGTACTGTGGGACTATATTCGCTCTAAGCCGCCCATGCGACCACAGATCCTCAAGAACGGGCAACCGAGCAAGCGTGCGCTCGACACGATCCCCGCCCGCGTAGAGCGCTGGATCGCTGAGTACAAGGAGGAGACGGGCCAGAACGCTGACACCAAGCACCTGATGAAGTCCGCGGAAAAAAACCGCTCGCGCTATTTCCAAAGGATATTCACCCCGACGAAAAAAGACGTGGTGGATAAGGTGTTCGCCGACTTCCGCCTGGCCGCAATTCGTATGCGCGACTCGCAAGGTTCGCAGCCGTGCAAGAACATCGGCCGACACTGCTCCTGGTGCTCCTACGAGTCGTTGTGTCGCGCTGAACTGCGCGGCGGAGACGTGGACTTCATCATTGAAAGGGAATACCGTGTTGAAAAGGACGAACACCGCTACGAGGTCGACGCAGAGTAGCACGCGCTCTCTGCCGTTCAAAGAGCTCAAGGACATCAAGCACAACGTCAGCATGGTCGTCTACGGGCGCTCGGGCAGCGGTAAGACCACGTTCGCGGCAACTATGCCTAAGCCACTACTCTATATCGACGTGAAGGACAAGGGCACCGACTCGATCGCTGACGTGAAGGGCATCAAAGTGATGCAGATCGAGTCGTTCTCCGACTTCGAGGACACCTACTGGTATCTGAAGAACAACCCGAAGGCGTTCAAGTCGGTGGTGATCGACACGGCCACACAGCTGCAAACGATGGTCGTGCGCGAGGTGTCGTCATCGGCGAAGAAGCGAGCGGGCGATTGGGGCAGCATGACGAAACAGCAGTGGGGCGACGTTGCCGCACTGATGAAGGAGTGGCTGTCCAACTATCGTGACCTCACGAACCTCGGCATGGATGTGCTGTTCATCGCTCAAGACCGCACGTTCAATCTGTCCGACGAGGAGGAGGCCAACGATCAGATGCTGGCGCCCGAGGTCGGGCCCGCGCTGTCACCCAGTGTGGTCAAGACGTTGAACGCGGACGTCTCGGTCATTGGGAACATGTTCATTCGCGAACGCAAGATCGAGAAGGAGGACAAGAAGACAGGCAGGAAAGTAAAGGAGCGTCGCATGGAGTATTGTCTCGGCATTGGGCCTAGCTCGATTTACGTTCGCAAGGTGCGTAAGCCGCGGGCGCAAGTGTTGCCTGACGTGTTAGTGGATCCCGAGTTCCAAGACATCGTAGACATCATCAGAGGAGCCTAAAATGGCAAGGATGCGTGACAAGCAGAACGCGAAGCGCCGGAGCGGGAAGATCATTATTCCCGGAATGAGGGACGTTGAGGGCAAGATCCGGCTGCCCGAGGGTGAGTACATCGTCGAGGTGGCCGACCTGACCTCGGAGGACGGGCAGGAGCACCCCTACCTGAAGTGGAAGTTCCGCGTCGCTGAGGGCGACAAGAAGGGCGGCATCCTGTACTACAACACCTCGCTGGCGCCGCAAGCGTTGTGGAACCTGCGCAACCTCCTCGAGGCGCTGCAGGCTGACATCCCCGACGATGAGACGGAGATGGACACCGACGACTATCTTGGCATGAAGATGGTCGCCGTTGTCGAGCACGACACCTATGAGGGCAAGCGTCAGTCGCGGCTGGTCGACTTCTGGCCGCTCGAGGGAGAGGGCAGCTATGCGGGCGACAAGTCAGAGGGTGAGGAAGAGGAGCAGGAGGAAGAGCCACGCGGCAAGGGCCGACGGGCGCAGAAGCGCGCGGCTGCGAAGGCAGCACGCGATGACGGTGAGGAGGAGAATGCTGACGGCGATGGCGGGAACGAGGAGGAAGCTGAGGAGCAAGACAACAGCCGCCGCTCTCGTCGAAGCCGCGACAAAGGCTCTGACAAGAAAGCCGCCAAGGCGAAGAAGAGCCTGAGCCAGGACGAGTTGGAGGACATGGGCGAGGATGAGCTGGCCGACGTGGTCAGTGAGTTCGACCTCGACGTGGACCTCGACGGTCTCGCTACGCTGCGTAAGAAGCGGGCCGCTGTCATTGACGCGCTCGACGACGCCGGCGCCCTGAAGTCGTAACTGTAGCGTCATCGGTAGAGCCCGTCGCCGCGGCCCCAATCGCGTCGGCGGGCTTTCTCATAGGAGGATGAAATGACCGTCTGTCCCGTGTGCAGGAACCAATCTCGACTGACGCCTTGCCCGACGTGTGCCGCTCCTGAGAAGCGACGCGTCGAGTGGCAAGGCATCCACAAGCTGCAGGAGGAGATGGGCGAACTGCAGCAAGTCCTCGCGAAGATGTGCGCGTACGGTGGAACTAGTCACTGGGGCGGCGACTTGCGCGGTCCATTGCGCGAGGAGATGGCCGACGTGTACGCTGCTCTGACGTACTTCACCGAGATGAACCACCTCGATACTCCACAGCTTCGGGAGCGTTACGAGCGCAAGCTGGCCATGTTCAGGCGTTGGATCCTGACAGGCATAAGCCGATGAGTAAGCAGCCGGAGTCACGCTTACAGCTGCGCATCCGTAAGGCTCTCGAGCGTGAGGTCGGCGGCTTCTGGTTCAAGGTCTGGGGCGGTCCGTTTCAGCGAGCGGGCATCCCGGACCTTGTCGGTTGTGTGGATGGGTTGTTCATTGCGTTGGAGGTGAAGCGGCCGAAGAAAGGGCGCGTCAGTGAGATCCAGCACCAAACGATCCGAGCGATCAACAATGCAGGCGGCTTCGCCCGTGTGGTCACTAGCGTTGAAGACAGCCTCGCCGCTGTGGCAGAAGCTAGACGCATACCAACGGAACGTCGTCAAGCAAGCACTCGAGATGAAGACTCTTGGAGTGTTCCTAGAGCAAGGAACCGGAAAGACGTGGGTGACCGGCGGCGTGATCGAGCAGCTGATGGACGACGAGTTCGAAGCACTGATAGTCGTGCCGCTCGCGAACATCGAGAGTACTTGGCTCACGTTCTTGCGCAAGGAACTGCCGAGCCTAAACGTCGCGCGAAGCGTAGACGAGTACGCGGGCATGGCGCGCCCACGCGTTATCCTGCTGCACTATGAGGCTGTGCCACCGCACATCAAGAAGTTGCGCAAGCTGGTGCGCTTCACCCTCATTGTCTACGATGAAAGCCAGCGCCTGAAGAACCGGCAGTCGATCGCGTCGCGCACTGCGATGAAGTTCCACGACTCTGCCTTCTTCAAGCTCGCGCTCTCGGGCACGCCGATGGATGAGCAACCACAGGAACTGTGGGCGCAATTCCGCTTCCTGAACAACGAGGTCTTCGGCACACGCTGGGCCGACTTCGAGGAGCACTTCCTTGTGCCGCTCGACGAGGACGAGATCTACCGCAAGACAGGCGTACGCCTGAGCGAAGTGCGCAAGGGATCGTTTCGCTGGAAGAAGGCGCTGCGATATATTCAGATCGCGAAGCGCAAGCGCCCCTTCGACGATGCGAAGATGCCGGAGTTCCTCGATCGCATCAAACGCTACACGGTGCACGTGCGCGCAGACGACGTGCTAGACCTTCCGCCGCTCGAATTGATCCCGTCGCCCGTCACGCTGCGAGGTCGTCAGCGAGCGATCTATGAGGCGCTTGAGTACGATGCAGTCGCGGAAACGATCAATACGACAGCAGCGCTCAAGGTCACGAAGATCGGCAAGCTGCAACAGGTGTGTGGCGGCTACGTTATCGATGACGAAGGCGAAGTTCACGAAGTCGGGCGCGCTAAAATTCGTCGCGTGATCAGCATTGTACGAGATCATACTAACCAGATAGTCTCAAGACATCCTATTGTCATCTTCGCTCGGTACCGTGAAGAGGTCAGTGCGTTGATTCGTGAACTGATCCTGCATACTCCTCGTGTTGCCTCCATAACGGGCACGACGAAGAAACAGGATCGGCCGAAGATCGTACAGGCATTCCAGAATGGTAAGTTCGACGTACTTGTCTGCCAGATCAGAACAGGCGGAGTCGGGATCGACCTGTTCCGGGCAGACACTGGCATCATGTTCTCGCCCACACATAGCTGGATCGATTTTGGTCAAGCCATCAAACGTCTGCACCGTCGGGGTCAGACAAAACCAGTCCGCTTTTATCTCGTCTATGCTGAAGGTACCATTGACGCGGAGATCTATGCGGCATTACAAGCCAAAGACAAAGTCACGTCACGCGTGCTCAACCACCTGAAACGAAAGGAACAGACATGGCAGAGAAGACAAAGACCGCAGCAGCCGTCTACGATGTGGCCCGTCTTGCGAAGGACCTCGACCTCGAGGAGGCGACCGTCCGCTTGAAACTGCGGGCCAACAAGATCGCTCGCCCCGGCAAGGCCTACACGTGGCCGTCGAAGGACGCCTACGAGAAGGTCCTGAAGAAGCTGAAGGGCAAGGCTGCCACAGCGAGCGCGGAGAAGGCTGAGGCCGCCGCGTAACGATCCAGGCGCTGGTGGCGATCCCGACGCCACCACGTCTGCTCGAGGAATGACGATGAAGACTATAGACATACTCCTCTTGGCTTTTGCTGTCATCGCAAATTGCGCTGGTGGGTATATCATGCTCCTCGCGAATGAACCCGCATTGGAGCGCGCCCCCTATGTTGCTGGTCTCCTACCTTCTGATCCTCCTGCTGTCTCGGCCCACAGACCATGGGGTCGAGCGCATGCGCGACGCCGAGCTCTTTCAAGAAGCGTGGGGCGTGCAGCAGGTCACTGAGTTCCTCGGCACCAAAGCCGACGTTTCCAACGTCTTCCTATCACCCCGACCCGCCGTCAAGCCGCACGTGTGCGGCAGCGTCCTCCTAGACTTTCCGCCGTGGGGCAAAGGAAACCGGTCCTTCGTGGTGAACGGGACTACCGGTAATGTGTACGTGGATGACGACAGCCTCTTCTTCAACCGGCTGTGGGCCATCGTGTGTACCGACCGGAGGATAGTAGAATGAAGATCGAAGATTTCGAGCGCGACCTGTCGAGCGATGAAGCCGAGGGCAAAGCGGTCCTGTGGTTCCCCGTGATCATGGCGACGATCGTAGGTCTCGCCGTGTTCTCGCTGTACCAAGTCGTCCGCCCGATCTACACGGGCGACGATCCTCTGTCTATCACGAGTCGCGCTGTCATGATGCAATGGACAAAGCAATGAGCAAAGGACCAACGATCAGCGGTGACGGACTGAAGATCACGTGTAACGTCTGCGGCACCAGCATGATCGACAAAGACGGTAAGGTGATCAACGGGCCGTGCCCGAAGTGCGGTAAGAGCGGCATCGTCATGACCGGCGGCGCATCGATCAAGATCAAATGAGGATCCAATGAGAGCCTTCTTCTATCATCCACACCTGGTAGGCGTGCGCGTACCCTACGCGCGCAAGCTGCCAAAGCAGTACAAGGGCGGCTTCAACAAGTCGCAGGAGTGCGCGCGTCGCCGTCGTCAGCGCTTTAAGATCGTGCTGCAAGGTGTACGCCGCTTCATGCGCGCGCCAGTTTGGTACGATCCGAGCGACTTGCGCATTTGACAAAAAACGTATTTTGTTGAAAAGCGCCGGGAGCAACCGGCGCATTTGCGCGATATCTGAGGCCCCCAATGACAGCCGCCAAAACGAGTAATGTTGAAAACGAGGCCGTAGACGGTCGCGCGAAGAACTACTTGACACCTGCCGAGATCAAGTCGTTGCTCGCTGCGGCACGCGTCGGGCGCGATCGTCTACTGCTCCTGATGATGTTTCGCCACGGTCTGCGCGTGAGCGAAGCGGTCAACATGCGACGTGACGCCGTAGACCTTGACGAGGCTCGCTTGCAGGTCAATCGCTTGAAGGGTAGCACGAGCACTCAGCAGCCGATCGAAGGAGACGAGCTCCGCATGCTGCGTGCGTATCTGAAGGACCACAACAGTATATGGCTCTTCCCCGGCCCGAGTGGGTCGCCGCTGGCTCGCAGCACGGTCAATATCCTGATCGCTGCCGCAGGCGAGCGCGCGGGCCTCGGGCACGTTCATCCTCACATGTTGCGCCATTCCTGCGGCTACTACCTCGCCAATGAAGGCCTCGACAGCCGGCTGATCCAGGACTACTTAGGGCATCGCGACGCGAACATGACCGCGCGGTACACAGCGACGGCAGCGCACAGGTTCAAAGGCCTGTGGCGCTGAGCTAGGCGCCGGCTGGCGAGCGGTTCTCCGGGCGTAGTAGGTGATATACCCGGCGCCCGGATCGGCTGCCAGCGAGCAAATTATCTTTGCCCTTGCAACTAATGCCAAGTCGCTGCAACGGAGCACAGCAGGGTGGCGGGCGACACTGCGGCTGAGAATGTGCGCGGCGTTTCCGCGCTCATGAGCGACTTGGAGCGTGCCGAGAAGTTGCCGAGCGTGGGGTTGCTTTGGCCCGAGCTATCTTGGTCAGCGCCTGCAATCGAGCCGAGCGTTGGCTGGTAGCTCTGCACCGCCTGCAACGCGATGCCGTTGGCGAGAATGTTCATAGTTGAAGAGCACGACGTTCCTGTGGCCCCCGTGCCCGTGGTGGAGCTCGTGGTCGCGTCGGGCGTGGCGCTGGTCAGGTTCTGAAGTCGGTACACGCGGATCAGGCAAGCATCCATCGTTGTTCCGAACGTCGGCGCGATAGTGATCGAGGTGTTGGACGTTGCACGGCTCACGATTGCGCAGATCACGTCAACTGCCGCGGCACCTTCGGCGAAAGTCTGAACGTGTATGGTTCCGTTCGTGCCGTCGATCGCGCACGCGCTTAAACTGTTGTGCCCCTTGGTCGACGAGTACGCGAAGATCTCGACCGCGACAAGACTCGTACCCGCTGGACTCCCAACGCCTACGCTGGTGAATGAGTAGCTAGTATTGACGCCCACACTGGACGCAGGCGACGCGACAAGATTTGCCGACGCCTTCGCCGCGGCCTGCCTGAACGGCATAAGCGGAACAAGGCTCGCTGGGATGATCGGCTCCCGCGCCGGCCGTATGATAGCGGGCGCGGGAGGTACCCACAGCTTTGGAGGCAGTTCGATTGGCACGTTAGCCCTCGACTATCTCGCTGAGGTGGTCATTGTTGATCGTGTTCAGCGCCGCGTCGTATGCCTCCCGCAACTTCCGCTCCGCCACGCGAGCGATCTGCAGTTCCGCGTCAGCACGCGCCTGGTCCTCGGGCGACAAGGTCTTGATGATCTTCGCTTGTGGATCGTTCGCGTCGGGGGGCGCCGGTGTTAGGTCGCGAACCTTCTGCATCGCAGCGTGGTGAGCTGTGGCGAGATCGACGAGTTTCGAAGCAGCCTCGGCACTCTCCTCAAACTTCCGGGCTTTGATGAAGTCCTCGTTGGCCGCGCCCTCGCGCTTCTTGAGGTCTAAGGACGTAGTCTCATAGGCTGCAGTAGCCGATGTGGTTCTCGACTGTGCAAGCGACTCAGCTGCTGCCTGAGCGTCCTCCATCACCTTCTTCGCGTCAGCGATCGCCTTCGCTTGTTCGGTGATGATATCCTGCACTTCGAGATCGAACGCCGCCTTAGCGTCGATCTGCTCCTTGTGAATTGCGTCCAGTGCTGCCTGTGCTTCTGCCGATGTCATTGCTTGCCTCCATTCAACTTCGCAGCAGCTGCTGCGTCAGCGACTTTCTGCTTCGCCTCTGCGGCGATGTCGACTGCGACCTTCTCAGCGACGGCCTCAGCAGTCTTCGGCGCCTTCTTCGTCTTGCCGACCAACTGTGCATTCGCCTCCTGCAGGGCAGCGATCGTCGCGTTAGCAGCTTCGAGCTGCACTTGCAGAACCATGACCTGCGCCTGGAACTCAGCCGAAGCTCTCATCGCATTCGACAACTGATTGGCGCGGATCTCGTCATACTTCCGGGCGATCACCATCTCAGCGGGCCACTGCTCCGGCGCGCCGCCATCGGTGACTACAGTCACAAAGCTCTGCTTCTTTTCCATGTGGTCGTTCCTTCGATTGGGGTCTTACTGCAGTGCTGTAACACTAAGGAGCGAGTACGTCTGGGTCTTTTTGAGGACACAATAGAATTTATGGCCGTTAGTCGTGGTGAAGGCATCGCCCACCACCTTGGTGAAGCCCGACGTAGTGATCGCGCCTGCGGACCCGTTGTTCGTGATCTCCATGCCCACAGTGCTTGGGCCATTGGACATCGGAGCGAGCGTGTGGGCGCCTCCGTTCGTATAGTACTGTTCATTGCCGAGCAACGGGTCAGGCGTCACAGTGCCGGACGAGACGGTGCCATTGTTAACGTAGGTGTGTATCCAACCGACACCGTTGATATCGCCAGCAACGCCGCTCGAACCGAAGCTAGTCTTACCTGAGTTCGGAATACGCATTCTCTCAATGAGCGACGATGTTCCATCGGCACACGTCAAGATCTTTATGCACGCTGGCATGTCATTCGATGCACCAGGCGTAGCGTCACAGGTACCAACGATTTGCGCGCCCGTGACAAAGTTTGTGCCATCTGAGCCGGCGAAGTTAATCACGCCGAAGTTGTCGCTCAGCTGGACGATGGTATGCGTCATGAGAGTGGCGCTGCGCGACTTAGCTAGGAAGAGGTTCGCACCACCGCCGTCGTTAGTGTATCGCGCTTGCCCGTATGCGGATGTGTTCGCGGTGTTACCATGGTGTTGGTGATGGGGGGTGTTAGTACCAGTGCTAAACGTGCTGACGGCCGCACCTCCGCCGCCAAGAATTAAACGTCCCGCGTTGTCAACCCGTAGCACTTCCACCTGAGATGCAGTTGCGTCCGGCGTGACAAAGAACATCATGCGGGTTGGTAGATCGCCAGCAGCAGTCGCGGCATCCATCTCTACTTTAATCGTCGCGACGCCGGGCGCGTTCGTTCCATCATCTACGCGCCAAACGAGCGCGCCTATGTTATCGTTAATTGACACTAGCCCGCGAGTGCCGACCGCGGCGCCTCGGCTCTTAAAGAAGTCGATTTCCGGAGGGCTCGCATCAGCGGACCATCGGCCGAGCTCCATCAGTGACTGACCCTGTGTCGTGCCATGATACTGCCACGCGGGCGTTACCGTATTGGCGGGGCCAATTAGTTGCGCGTTGTAGACGGTGCCGCCGGGCATGTGCAGAAAATTGCCGCTGGCATCCCATTCGGATCGGACGGAGTTGCCGGTGATGACCGCGACGGGGTAGGCACTCACTGTGCCCATCATCATCGTGCCCACACCGGCGTAGTCGGAGGTGTTGACTCCGTTAATGAAGATCAGAGCATGCTGGTTCGCGATACTGTTTCCGAGCGCAATGCCAGTACGGCTACTTGAGCCTGTGTTCACGTTGCGAAGGCGAAGGTAAGTAGACGCGTTCTGCGACAAGTCGAACTCAGCGAGGTCAGTCGCCGTGATCGGAGTCGTAGCACCCACAAGTAGCATGGGCGCATTGGTACCCCACGCGAAGCGACCTGCTTCGTTCTGCGCTACACCGCCGCCGGCGCCCTGCAGAGTGAAGATCAGGTTGCCGCTGTAGTCGGAACCGGCGGCGGACGCCTTGACACCCTGGACACCTGCGAACCCGTAACGCGCGGTCGAGTTTCCAGTTTTCCCGCGAAAGATAAGTGAAGGGCCAACGCCTACACCGGCCGTTGCACTGCTTTCGAGCACAAGCGCGTTGTCGGTATTACCGTTCGAGGGTAGTGCCCCCTGGGCGGTAACGAAGTGCGCCTTACCTTGTGGCGCCGACTCGTTGAGTCCGAACTTGCCGCTACTATCAAGACGCATAGACTCAACGCTGTTGATGTTCCAAATGAAAGACTTACTGGAAGGCACGTTCTGAAGCAGCGACCCCACGCCTGATGTCACGATCGAATTTGTTCCGTCGTGCTGGAACGCAAGGTAGTTAGAAGTGCTGCCGACTTGCGTAACATAGACAATGCCGCCTGCATCTTCGAATGCGCCCGTGGTCGTTACGATCCCAGTTCCGTCCCAACGCAGGAGCCGACCAGCGGTTCCGAAAGCCGAGTAGTCGATGTCGCCTTCAGCCGCGGTCCCGATCGCGACATGGCGGTAGACCTGCACGGTCGCGCCTACAGTGATCGTAAGTTTATACGCGCCCCCCGCCACGTAGAAGAAGAAGTAGCCGTTGCTGTCTGTGGTCGTCGGGTTGGTTTTAGGTGTGCCCGTGCGCGTCGAGTAGATCGTCACAAGCGCGTTGTCCGACTCGCGTCTGACTTCAATCGTCGCGCCGACTTGAATGTTGCCTAGTGCGTCCTGGACGTAGTCCTGGTAGATCGCGTAGTTGGTCATACGTCTCTCCTACACTGTCGGTCCGCGACGGTCAGCAGGGGTGCCGATCGTCGTCACGTGCGCAATTCCATCGATGCAGTAGCCAGCAGCGGATGTGGTCGTACCGGGAACCGCGCTCGCTGCACCCGTCAAGCCAGGCCCGCCGCCTGAGCCTGCGCTTGTGCCGAGCGACGGATTGCCGTTGATATGTCCGCCTACGCCACCTGCGGTTGCTGTACCGGGATTGCCGTCAGCGCCGGGGACGTTGCCGAGTCCGCCTGCACCAACCTGCGTACCCGCACCACCGCCACCGCCATCGTGCGAGCCGCCTTGAGCGCCGCCACCTCCACCGCCCCAGATCGCACCGACCGAGTCGTCGAGGTCGATATTGATTGTGGTCTTCAGCGCAGTACCGCCGGGGTTGCCGCTGTTAGGAGGCGCGGTCGGTTTGAAGTCGGCCCCCGCACCGCCTTTGCCCTGAATGCGGCCCTGCACTGTGATCTTCGGCTTGAACCCTGTCGGCCAACCTGTTCCCACGTCGAAGGCGGGCGTAGACGCCGAGGACGAACCGACCACAGCAGATGAGAGGATGATGCACTCGAGCGTGACCACACCAACATCGGCGAGCGTGAGCTCCGGATAAGTCGCGTCGTGCGCTGCGAGAAGGTTGAAGTCGAGCGTATCCGCGCCGATCGTGACGACTCGCGCGGTCACATCGCTGGAGTCGTAGAACGAGAAACGCAGTTCCTCGGCCGTGACCATGTAGCGATCTTCGAGATTATTGATCCTCTGGACCTGACACGGCACCGACTCACGTGCGCCTTCATCGTCTTGCAAGTTAGGCGCGGAGATGTAGCAGCCGACGCCCAGCACAGGCACAACGATCTGGTCCGACTTATACAGCGAGAACTCGAACGTGCGCGGCGGGTCGCGATAGCGTCCAAGCTGCAAGTTATTGCACCGCTCGGCCGCAGGCAGGCCGGCGGAGGAGATCCACTGCGAGAAGATCGTCTTGACTTGCGTGGAGCCCCACTGAGTGGCAGCAGTCGCATCAATGCGCGCGACACCATAGGCGTAGTTGTCCTTGTTGTCGCTGCGCTGCGTATAGTCGCGTGGACCGAAGAACGTCCACACCTCGCTCAGTCGCGTTGACAGCTGCTCTTTGTTCGTCAGAGACGAGCGCATGCGCACGTCGCCGCTGTAGACCGTCGCTCCAGGCGCGATCGGACTCAACACCTGCAGCTTGATCAGTTGCGCGCTCGGGTCCCACCACTGCGCCATTGCGGCTTCTTGGATCAGCTGCGACGCCAACTTGTTGACGCCTGTGGGCTCGGTAATATAGCGCGTGTAAGTGAGACCGAGTTTGCTATCGACTTCGTCCTGCCAGTCGGAGAGCGGGATCCACGAAGGGTCGATCTCAGTGTAGTTCGTGTAGAGGTCGTTCAAGATGTAGGCTGGATCTTGCCCGACGTACGCAAGGACCAGCTGCACACGCTCGCCGGCAGCGTGCGCAATCGCAGTCGATCCAAGCTGGGCGCGAACCACAGTCATCGCGTCGGCTACACGCGTGAATGACATCGCCTCCTTGCCGCCTACGTTCACCCAGCCAGAGGCGGGGTACTCCAAGTTTCCGATGCCCGCCGGGTTCAGGGTGAACGTCGTGGCCACGTTGGTCATTGACGCGAGCGTGGTCCCGTTGCTTACGGCGGGCGCTTGCGCCTTGTCATCGTCGGCCAGCTTCAGAACATCCTTGGCCGTGATCGTGAAAGTGCCGTCGGGCTTTGGGCCGTCGTAGGAGTCAATCACGAAGTGCTCGACTTCCATGTCGGCGAGAGCCTGCCCAACAAAGCCGCGGATGCGGCGTAGCGGGCGACCGAGGATGTACGGGTGCCGAGCGCGGAACTTGCCCCAGAAGGACCCCTGTGTCACAGGGTCGTAGGAGCGCGATGACAGGTAAGGATCCACAAGGCCTGGCAGCGTATCGGGGTGAGGATGATCGCGGAACGCCAGGGACAGCGTCGCGCGTTGTCCGAGGTTCGTGCCGAAGCTGATCACGCCGGGCGTGTACGAGTCGCTCTTGAGCGACGGAACCGCCTCGATCGATTGGTCGTAGTACGCGGCGCTCTTGCAGAAGCGCAACGTGACACTGCCCAGCGTGAAGTTCACAAGGTCCTGGCAAGTCTTGAACGTGTTGAAGCACTTCTTGCTACCAGTTGTCGGGATCGACGCGGTGCACGGTGCCACGCCGTACGTGTTGAGACACGTCGGCAAATCAATCTCGATGTAAGTGACCGCTTGCGTTCCGACCGTCACAGCACGATGCCTCTCGTCTGGAGATCAATGCGCATCATGCCGTTGGGCAAGTCGTTGACCGGCTTCGGCTGGTTCGACAGCCAGCAGAACCCGACTTCGAGCGGGTAGGTGCTAGGCCTCCATGCAAAGAACCACGGCTTAGTGCGTGCCGCGAGGATGAACGGAGCGAAGTAGAGACGGTACCAACCCGGAGTGAAGTTCGCCCAGCTGATCGCGTTCGCGTTCGTCGATCCGGTGATGATGCGCCCAAGGAAGTCGCCCTCTTCGCTGACGCCGCCCGTCACGTCGTCTTCACGCGCGAGCGTGATAGGCGTATGCCCGACGTAGATGCGCCGTTGTGCGACTAGGAGCTTGCCGACGTACAGCACCGCCATGGAGGGCGCTGCGCTGCCAGCTCCAAGCGCAACCTTGATCGTGTTATAGATCGCCGGAGCGAAGCGGAAGATCAGAGGCGAGTCGTCGGCGGGCGCAACGCTGCCTAGCAGGACATACCCTGCGCCCGCGTCGCCGTACACGTCAACGGTGATGCCCTTGGTGCCGAAGTTGTGTCGAGCAATGCCGACGTAGTCGATCAAGTCGCCGTAGCCCGACACGTCTACAAAGACGTTGATCGCCGCAGCGCTCGCGCCCTTCCACTTCGAGTAGGTGAGCGGGTTGCCGAGGTTCGTGACGGGGTAGCCGGTCGCTGTACTGCTCGCGGAGACAGTCGTAGTAGTGCACAGGTTATGGTACCCAATGCACGGCGAGTTCGCATTGGTATCGGTATCAGCCGAGACAACGAAGCCGGGCGCAAGGATCAGCATGTCCGCCTCGTCATGTTAGAACGACTACGCCGCCGTCCCGCTGATACTGCAGGAGACGCTCGGCGAGGTCCTTCATGTAGGAGCCCGAGAAGATATCGTTGGGATTGATACCTTCCACGAATAGCGTTTGCGCTTGGGGCGCGGGGCCGGTGTCACCGCCGCCGCTGCTACCGCTGCCGCCGCTGCTGACGGGAGCAGTACTACCGCCGCCGTCCTGTGTTGTGCTGCGGATCGATGCGATCTGCGCAACGCCTGCGGCTGCGACCAGCGCGGCCTGAATGAAGTTATACGGCGGCACCGATCCGCTGAGAGCTTTGGTCACAGCCACAGCGGTGTTGATGATGCCCGCGGCGATAGCAGCCGCCTTGCTCTTGCCGAAGACTGTGGTCAACGTGCTTGCAGCGAGCGAGGCAGTCTCGAGGATCATGCCCTGCTCGTCTTTCTTCAGCTGCCGTTTCATCTTCGCGGCTTGCTGTTCCGTGATAACGCCGTTCTCCACAGCATTGTTGATGCGATCCATAGCCTGCTCGAATGGCCGCGCGTCGAAGGCGAAACTCTCACCGAACAGGACTGGCAGACCCTTCATCCGATCTTGCAGATCGTCGAGGTCTTTCTTGATCACGTCGCGCACGTCGAACCAACCCTTGAGTGCGTCGGTCGGCAGCGGCACTTCGATCGGAACCGCGTCTTTCTCCAGCGACAGAGACTCACGTACTTTCTCGAACATCGCCTGGAGCTCGGTCAACGCGCGCAATGTGTCGCGGTAGCCTTTGATGCGTGCCTCTACCGTGTCCATATCCTCAAGGACTTGCTTGGTGACGTTCTTCTTGGACAGGTGGTCCATCAATTCCAGCTCTTGCTGGATCAGACCATTGATCTTTTCGATCTCTCGACTGTTCGCTTCCCAAGCCTCGCGCCAACGATACAGACCGCGCGTCTCGAGGAATGCGTCGAGGTTCTCGGCTCCACGATTGAAGAAGTCTAAGATCGCTTTGAGCGGGCCAGCTGCGGCGCCGCTGAGAGTGCCACCGAACTTCTCCCACGATGACTTAAGTTCGCCCATCGCTGCAGTGTACCTGGCGGCCTTCTCGATCCCCTCCCGATCCATGATGAGACCGAGGTCTTGCTGGCGCTTAGCTAGATCTTCGAGCGCCTTCGAGCCTTGCCCGAACACAGTCAACAGTTTGCCAGTGTCGTCACGTAAGAGCGTGCTGGCAATCTGCGTCTTGCGAAAGCCGTCAGGCATCCGCGCGAGCGCGTCGGAGATCTCAGGAAGTACTTCGCTGAATTGACGGAACCGCCCGCTGCTATCCTGGAACGCCACACCAAGGTCTTGGATCGCTTGCGTCGCTTCAGTCGCCTCACCGCGCGATATGTCGGACAGAGCTTGCTGCCAGCCCTTCGCGGCGCCTGTAACATCCTGCAGCGTCGCACCTACGCTCTTCGCTGCGAACTCCAGCTTAGACAGCGACTCGACGCTCTCGCCTGTGGTCGCAGTCGCAGCGCGTAGGTCCTGAGCGCTCTGCGCTGCATCGCTGAGACCGCGCACCATGAGCGCAGTAGCCGCAGCGACGAGGAGGCCCGTTTGCCTCCACGATCGACCCGTGGCTTCTGAGCTGGCCGTACTCGTCTTCTCGAAGTCAGTGACCTTCACTTGCGCCGACTTCAGGCGCGCGTCAAGATCACTGATGTCTCCACGCAACCTGACAAGCAGGGTGCCGAGTTCGACCGTCGCGGGCATTCGTCACCATTACTGAGCGGCAGGACCGTTCACGACGTTGATCGTCAGCACGGAAGCAGTCTTCGCAATGCCGATGATGTTCGCATACATGCCTGACGCCTGATCCGCCACAGGAGCAACCTTGCCCGCGGTCGCGCTGCCGATGTAGATCTTGCCCTGCGTGAGCACAGCACCAACGGTCACGTCGCCCTTGGTCTGCACACAGCACGCGGCTCCTGCCGCGCCGGGCGAGTCGACGAACATCCCGCGGAGTGTCCGAATAGCGGCAGTAACGCTGTCCGCGTCGTGCTTGCCATACTGACCGGTCGCCGAGTCGTAGTAGGCGAGGTCACCTGCAGACGCCGCAGCGTTCGCAAGGCCACGCTCGATTACTGCATCGGTACCGGGAAGAACTGCGGTTGAGGTGATTGACAGGTCAGCCATGTCCGTAAGCCTCTTCGTAGATCTCTTCTACTTCACTCTCACTCATTGATCCGTACATCTTCGCCGGCCGATGGGCCGACATGATCAGCCAGAGCTCGAAGGGGCGGAGGCGCCAGAAGTCAGCGGGCGACGCGACCCATTCGTTCTTGATCGCGGCCTTGAAGACTTCTTTGACGATTTGACCTCGCCCCTTGACACGTTTCCCGACTTGTTCTCCGCTAGCACTTCCTCGCTCGGCATGAGCGCGGCGAGCAAGATCCGCACGTTGAGAGCGACTTGCTCTGTCTGTTTGCCTTTCAGCATCTTGACGAAGACCTCCTCCTCGCTGACACGAATGCCAGCGTGGCGAAGGATAACGCTCCACGCGCGAGCTAGGCGGAACATCGGCACCCGCCCGGAGGAAGCGTACGAGGCCAGCTCGACCATCGTCAGAACCTCTTCCACACGGATGCCGACTTCGAACACTTGCTCCTGAGGGATAACAAGCGTCTTGCCTTCCCAGACCAGCTCGATTGGGTCAAAGACGGTCATGGGTCATTAGCTCCCGGGCGTGTAGCTCCAGTTCCCGGTCAGCTGTAGCTCTGCCTGGAACGTGGTAGCATCGTTGTAGGTGCCCGTGGGTGCGAAGCTCGCAAGGAAGAACGAGCCCGAGATGATCGTCCCATCCGGGAACGTCATCACGCCAGTGCGCGTGCGATTGCCCGCGAACCAGTCGTCTTGCAGGTAACGGTCCTTCGACACGCCCTGGATGGTGATGTTCACCTCGTCCTCGGCGGAGACAGTGAGCAGCTGACGCTTGCCCGCATCTTCGCCGGAGGTGACGTTGATCGGCGCTCCGTTCAGGGAGAGGGCTTTGCTGCGCACTCCCGCGATCGAGTTGCCGTTCCAAGTGAAGGCGATGTTACGTCCTACGAAAGCTGCCATTCTCTTAGCTCCTCATGGCCCTGAACACACAAGCGAAGATCTCCTTGTCCGTGTCGTTCTTGCCGAGCGACTCGACATCGGTCTCCGCCTGCACAAACGCATACGTTGATCCACCGAGAGTCAGCGCGGAAGCTCTAGTCAACATCCGCATGATCTCATTGCACTTGCTGTAGCCTTCCGCATACTTGCCAGCGCGTACGCGTACGAGGAACGTCGGATAGAAGATGTCCTGCTCGCACGTATCGGGCGCACCGCCGCCAGTATCTAAAACCGTGATTGCGGTTACTGGATCCTTGGGCTCTTGCCCGACTGAGATGACCCAGCCTGTCTTGCCGCGACGCGAGCCGATGCCCCTCGTCTGCAAGTAGTTCGCGATATCGTCAGCGCACGAGTTCATTTGCGCACCTGCGAGACTCGAGCCACAGCATTCAATGCGCGGCCTGCATTGTCGCGGATCGTGTTCGCAAGGAACTGCGGCTCACCCCTTGGGCCCCAGTACACACCAATCCCGCTGCGACGAGGTTGACCGCGTAGCTTGCCGGGAGCATCGTGCACCGCCGCTGCATAGCTCGCGGAGAACCCGACTTCGGCAGCCACAGGAAGATCGGGCGCACGACGCGAGTAGCCGCTCGCGCGCAGGATGCCTTTCTCGACAGGCACACGCTTCTTGGACTCGCGCTCGAAGATCAAGGCACCAGCCATCAGGCCCGCCACAGTAACTGCAGGCAGGCGCGCAATCTGCGAGTTGAGATTGCGGATTAGCTCTTCAGTGCCTTCGACTGTCGTGCTCACAACCACACCTTGTAGAGAGTTTCATCAGCTAGCAGGGATGGCGATGCCCCAATCTGGCGGATCTCGTAGGCTCCTGAGAGCTCTCGAGGATCAGCGCCCACCGCCACCCCTGCATCTCCTAGGAACAGGAACCCGCCGATGGCGAGCACTTGCTCCGGATACACGATCGCGCTACTCATAACCTCACGCCCTTCGCGATCACGAAACAGTTGAGAGACATCCTGCCAGCGACACGCAATCGTCTGCGGCACTACCGACGTGAAGTCGAGTCCGCCATAGCCGTCGTCCAGCCCTGGCGCCCAATAGGTCGCTGTCTGGTTCATCATGGCTGTGGCGAACGTCGTCACGTCAGAAACTTCCTACGTTGATTGCGAACGCCTTCGTCTTGCCGAGCGTAGCGAGACACCCTGTCGGGTCGAGGAGGATAGCCTGCTGGCCATACGCGCTCGCCGCAAGCTGAGTGCCTGACGTTGCGCCGCCGCCGTATGACTCGGAAGCGTCGCCCAAGCTCTTGCTGGTGAGCGGGCCGGGTGCCGCGCCCGAGCGAATGGACAGTAGGTGAGCCGTCACGTACTTGATTATGGCCTGCTGCACATCAGTCCCGTAGTTCGCGACAGCCGAGCACCGCCCAACGATCAGGGCGGCGTCGGCGATCGTCGCTGTGATGACTGCGTCACTGACGGGGGTGTCAATGATCAGTCGAACGTCAGCTACTGACGGGGTGCTGAGTGCCACCGGCCATCTCCTCGATGATCTTCTCCGCCTCAGCCGCACGGCGCACGGGGCTGCCGACCAGCTGCGTTGCGAGTCGCTTCTTGAATGCCGGGGGCTGCGAGCGCCAATCGGCTGGGATCGTGACGCCCGTCTCGGTCTTCACATCGACCACAGCAGCGGCGGGGTCTACGGCGACCGCAGCCTCGGTCTTGATCTCCAGCGGCGCTTCCTGGAGCGGCGCTTCGACCAGCTGCATATGCTTGAGCTTCTCAGCGTCCTTCGCTGTCAGGAGGATGTGGTTGCGGATGCGCAGAGTCAGGTCGTCGCTCGGGGTCGGGCAGCCGTAGATCACGGGCACGAACTGGTTAGTTGCCTGATCGCGCTCGCGCCTGATGTGCTTGGCGCCTGGACGCATGATGCGATAACGCTTGATCTGCTCGCCTTGATGTTGAGCGAGGTAGTCGTGAGGGTGTGCCTTGAGGTTCATTGTCTTTTCCTGTTGGGGTTAGGAAAAAGGCGGAGACGTCGTAATGACATCCCCGCCCTTACTGTTACGGGTCTACGCGTGACCGTTCAGGACAGGTGAACGATGCCGGAGTGGCCGTCGAAGTCAGACTTGACTCGCGGCGCCCACACGGCCATCACCTTGAAGCGCTCCTGCATGGTGCCGTTGACTTGCCACTGCACGGTGGAGACGTCCTGTGCAATCGCCCAATCAACGACTTCACGCTGCATCTGGATGAGGAGGACGTTGTTCGCTGCGAGGCGATCGACCACCTTGATGTCCGTCAACTCCGACAGCTGCAACAGGCGCGTCTTGATGGTGCGCGTGTCGGCAGTGCCGGGGTTGTAGTCGTTGTCGAGGATCTGCTCGTAGGCCTGCGGCACGTAGAGCGTGTAAGGCCCGTAGTACCGATCAGCCTTGGCGGCCGTGATCATCGCCTGAACGTCGGCGAGGATGTCAGGGCCGGTGATCGCAGCGTTGTCCCACGCCAAGGCGAGAGTGACCGTGTTGCGATCGGGGTGGTTCGTATATCCGTAGATGGTGTTTCCATCCACCTGGATAGCCGAGCCCGACAGCAGCATGTCTTCGCTCTTCTCAGCGACGACGCGAGCCGCGATGTCCGACGCCAGCACGTCCACACCTTCGCCGACGAGGCGAGATGCGGCGAGACGGCGCAGGTTGATGCGGAAGTCCTTGTGGACGATCGGCACCGGCACCGCCTTGTAGTCGTAGGCGGGCGTGTCCTCTTCGCCCTGAGCTTCGGCCGTCATGTCAATGTTGGCGCCGGTCATGTCGGACGAGCGCTCCCACTGAGAGATGGTCTGACCGATGCTGCCGAGGTTGTGCGTCAGGCCGCGGCTGATCAGGTCACCGACAGCGACGAGACGCTGGGTGGCGATCTCGATCACGCGACGGTCGAGGTCCTTCCACTCGTCGTACTGCAGCAGGCCGACCGCGTTGGTCTGGATCCCGCGGCCGTCATTGCCGACGATCTTGGTCACGCCATCGCGGTCGATATACGGCCGCATAGCGTGAACGCTCATTTGGCCCATGAGCACACGGGCCGGGTTGGCGATCTCCTGAAACTGCATGTTACAGCACCTCCACCTTGATGCGCGCGGTGGAGTTCGGGCCAGTGCCGCCGCCGCTGTTGTCCACAGCTTCGAGGGCGCGGGCGACGGGCCATGCAGCGGCTGTGGTCGCGCTGCCTGTTCCGTGAGTGGTCACCTGCAGGGAGCCGTTGCCGCCCGACTCGAGGAACGCACCGAGCGCAGCGTTCTCGCCGTTCTTCAACCAGGCGTAGAACCGGTCGCCCTTCTTGGCGCTCCAGTACGCGACCTGATCGTTGGCAGCGTAGTCGGTATCGATGTCCCCGCCGACGTACTCCTCCTCGCGGGCGAACAGTGCCGAGGCGACGCCAGCGGCGGTAGCGTGCTTGCGCAGCTTGCCAGTGGTCATGACCTCGATGAGGTCGCCAGGGCGGATGGCCGCGTTGGCGACGCCTTCATAGCAGCCCGGGTTACCGGACAGCAAGATGGTCTTGGGTGCAGTGTTGGACGCCATGGTTATGCAGCCTCCTTCTTACGGAAGTGCGCCAGCACACCGAACGAGGCCATCTCCTTGGCCGCCGGATCATCGGCGTTGGAGGCGATGGGGGCCGGACGGCCCATGTAGGTCGGTGCGGCGACGGGCGGCAGCGAGGCGAGGAAGACCTCGAGCGTAGCGTCGGGCATTGCCTCGGCCTGCTCCTTGGTCATCTTCGACTGTGCGCACACGTCAGCGATGAGCTTCGCACGCTTCTGGGCGACGATGCCCTTGGCGGCGGCGATAGCTGCCTGGTCCTCGGCGGACAGGGCAGGTGCGTTGGTCTTGAGCGCGGCGACCACCTCGGCCATCGCACCCTTGACCGTCGCAGCAACGGTCTCGCGGACCATCGCCTCGATCTCTTCCTTCTTCAAGGTGGGCTCCTCGTTCAGCTTCAACTCGGGTTCACTCTTCTCTTCGGCGACGATGTTCCCCACCAGCGCCTTGAGTTGCTCTACGGCATCGGTCATCGCTTTGAGACCGGCCATAAACTTCTCATTGATCTTCATCCGCAGGTTGCTCCTGATGCCACAGCCATCCGTCCAATTGCACGCGCCCTCGGCACCTGGCAGGAACGCGAGGTGGTCGGGGCGGATGTTGCGATGAATGCCCGAGTAGGTCTTTCCGTTGATCTCACCCGGTGCTGCCTCGAAGTCCGCGAAGTATCCCGTGCTCACGTCAATTGCTTCGCCCTTGCGGATCGCATCGATCAGGCCGGGCGCAAGCTCATTGGCGAGCGCAACATCGATCCAAGCTTCGCCAACAAGGCTGCCGTTATCATCACGCACATTGAAGATCCGACCGATTGACCACTCTTCGAGAGTATTCGGATCATTGGCGCTGATATGCTGGCCGTCCTTGCTGGGATGCTGGACCGTTACAGGTACACCATTCCACGCGAGCGGGAAGTACTCCTCACGTGGGAAGAGATGATCGTTCATGACCACGTCGGACTTGGCCAGAACGACTGGCACGACAACGTGGTCTCGCTTCTGGTAGCGGACCGGCTTGATGTCACTCGACGACAGATGAAGCCGGAGGGCCGGCGTCACCTGTCGCTGACAATTGCAATCCGCTTTACACATTGCCGTGGTCGTTAGCCTGCGTAGCCGAACGGATACTGCTCGAAGCCGAAGAAGAACTTCAGACCCGCGGCAGTGAAGGTCGGTGTGCCCGCGCCATTGACCGCCGAGATGTAGAGGTCGCGAGATGAGGTCAGAGCCTGCATCATGCTCTCGCACACAGCGTTGGTCGGGCGAGCGATGCGAACACCGCCGAGGTCCACATAGTCAGTGGTAGCGATCGGCACGCGGCCGACGATCGACGCGAGAGCGTTGGCGTCGGAGATGTTGGGGGCGCCGTTGACGGTGCCGAGCGAGGACGCAGCGTTCTGGAAGAACAAGTCGAAGGCGACGCCCTGGTCGTCGAAGTCGACAATGTAGAGGGACTTGAGCAGCGCAACGCCGCCCTTGATGCGGCAAGCGTTGGGAATGACAACCGGAGTGGTCCACAGGACATCACCCGAAGCATAGGCGCTGGTGTCGAGGACAGGGACCACGGGTCCGATAACGGTGGCGTTCTGGCGCATGTTGGCGAAGTCTCCGCTGGAGAAACTGGAACCATCACTTCGCCATACGCCGCAACTATGGTACCGTCAATCGCCGGAACTCTGGCTACTTCGAGCGCGCATCTAGCTTGGTCGACAACGTGGTTAGCGTTGTATTTATTGCCCCAAGCTGAGTTTTCACCACTGCCATGTCTGTGGCTAGCGATGCCATGTCGTCAACTTTTCTCTCAAATTTCGAGAGTTTCGACTCCGCTTCCTGCAGTCGAGTCGACACGCCGCCGTACACATAGCCCACAGTCACGGCATTGAGAAGCAGCGTGATCCCTAGGCCGATCACAGCCATAAGCTGGCCGCCGTTCCTCTCGTGCTGTTGATGCTGCTTAGCCATCACTTGCCCCCGTACAGACTCTGCAGCTTGGCGTGGTACGCCTTGCATGCGTTGACCGCTCGCGCCTGCTTGAGTTCGTTTCGCCGAACCTTTGTGAGCAGAGGCTGAGTGTTGGACTTTGTGAGTGCTTCCTTGGGCCATGGTGTAACTCGTCCTCCTTGAGCTACTGCAGATGGCTGAGGCGGCAGCGTCACCGTGTTCCAGTTGCTAACGGAGGGTACCGATGAGGCGCATGCCGTCAGCATCGATGACAACAGGATCAGACTCAGGCTCGGGACACGTCGTCTTGAAACGCTGCCACAGAACTTTAACCGTGGCGGGTGGAGTCTTCTTGGTGAGTGCCTCAGCGATCTGATCATTGGTGAGCTCCGTTTGCGTGTCGTCCGTGTCGATCTGCCCACCTAAGTCGAGGGCTTGTCGGAACCGTCGATTGTCAGTCTGCAGCTTGGTGATCGTCGCGCGCATCGTCGAGTAGGACCACAGCTTGTAGACGCCAACTCCGCCTGTGAGCGTACCACCGACGAAAGTAAACAGAGCCGCAGCGAGCGCCCATGTCAACGGGATCGGGATCATGGCTTGACCTTCACGAAGGAGAGGATAGCACCGACAAGGGTCGAGAACGGCGAGTCGCCCGGCACGCCGGATGCGCGCAGGAAGCCTGCGCCGAGCGCTGCAAGGCCTGCGACCTCACCGCCATAGCGATACGCTGCAATCGTGATTAGCGTCCAGCCGATGCACCACAGCGTCCATTGAGTGTTATTGTCGATCACTTGGTCGAGACCTCGATCTTGTCGCCAGCCTTTGTCGACTCGAGAATGCGCTCAATCAGCGCGACGATATCCTCGGCCTTCATTACGGCGCCAGCGGGGATGATGACGCGGAGCGTGTTCATGTGTTCTTGCCGGAGTTGTGGTCGCGGAACCGCCAGTAGCACGCATAGAGCGCGAGGCCGATCGACAGCGCAGTGAGGATGCCGATGATCCACGGCTTGGCGTGCGAGAGCGCCTCGAGCGGCCCACGCACTGACTCCACAGCATCGCCGACCTTATCGGGCTCGGGGAGCGCGAACTGCGCTGCAGGCTTCGCCACGCCTTCGGTCGCAGCGCTACCCGCCGCGGACACGATCGTTTTGGACTTCCACACTGAGCGATACCTGCGAACGCCTAGCAGCCGCCTACGCGGATACTGCTCGATGCAGACCATGTCATGTTGATTGCCGCCGAGGCAGGTGACTGTGTTCTCGTCCCATGCGACGAGGAACGTCACGTGGCCAAGTACGTGGTCATCGTACTCGCCGCGCTGGAAGACGCAGATGTCGCCGACTTGCCAGTCGTCATCTTCGACGGCCTCGCCCCAGTTCAGGTAGGCGCGCGCCATGCCGTTCTTCGTCGACTTGATCTTGGCTTTCTCGAGCTTCGCGTTGACGTAGTACGCGCACCATGGCGTGTTCGTCGCGTCTTGACGCTTGCCCGTGGTGACTGCGATCCACTCTTCCACAACGGGGTTGGATCGCTTGGCCGCGCCATTCTTGACCCACTCGTGGATCCCGATGTCTGCGGCAGCGTCGCGGATGTAGGCGGGTGCGTCGTCAGGTGCGTCGAAATGCTGGCTCTTGACCAGCTCGCCACCGCTCGCGTCAGAGGTGTACTTCGCCATTAGACTCTCCATGCCATCGTCGCGCAATAACGGCGATGGCCCGGAGTGTCAATCGCGCGAACTCTCCGGGTGGCGGTAGTAGCGGCACCAGTCGTCCTTGTCGGTGCGCCAGCCGCGTTTGCCGCAAACTCCTTGGCTAGGCGCGTTTTTCACGCGCGCCCAGCGCTCGCACTTCTCGCAACGATCGGCCAAGGTCACGCTCGCTTCACCGAGAGTTGTTTTGACTTTCATGGGTATAAACTCCCCGCACAGGCCGTAGCAGGCCCCGTTGTAGGAATGCTCTCCACGAGGGTGATTGCAGCGAGCGCACAGCATCAAGGACACGCCGGTGCCTTCTTCTTGCGATAGCAGCCAAAGGCTAGTTGCTCGTACGCGCTGCGGTCAATCTTGACCGGCTTCTCTGTCAGGATCGGTTTGTGAGACAGCGGGCTGTTGCCCGTCTGCGATAGAGTCTCAACGCGCTGCGCTTCAGGTTCGCTATAACCGGCTTTCATAACACGACTCCACTTGCATCCATGACCACAGGTAACCATACACAACGGCAGTTCGGGTGGACAGGGATTACTCCCTCGGCCGCGTCGATATCGTAGACATTGCCTTCGAGCGCCGCGCACTTGAAGCACACGTGCCCGTCACCGGCAGTGCTGAACTCGGCCTTCAGATGGACGCCTTCAATCCGAGCCTCGCGATACGCGCCGAGAGTACCGCTCGCATGCGCGCGGATGACTTCAGTACGCGCAAGAACTTGCGCCCTCGTCGCGCTAATACCGTCGATGTTTTCCGCGACCGCGTCGGCCAGTTCATCGGCACTCCGTCCTTCGAGTAAGCCCTGGGCGAGGGTGCGACTGATCTGAGTGTCCATAACGGTGGTGATGCCGTCGAGCTCCGTATACGCCCGCGTGTAGATGAGTTCGATACGGTCACGGTGAATGGGTCGGAACCACGCGCTGTGGATAAAGTCGTCAGTGATGCGCGCACCAGCGCGTCCAAGCTCAGATCCTGCACCGGCCAGCCCTTTCTGATACGCACTGAGAAGATAGTTGTTCTGCCATCGTGTCAGCAAGCCTTGACGTTCGGCCTGCTTCAACCACAGTTGAAAGGCGCGCAACTTGTTCGCGGGCGCATTCACCTGCAACGCGTTACGGTCGCGGATGTGAACGTCGACCGCTTTCTTGAATGCGTCGAACCGCCGCTTCATCTCACGCTGGTAGCGACTACGCAGAGCGACCGTCTTCGTCGGATCGATGCCTTGATTGCTGAGCGTGAGCATAGCTCACTCCTTGACGTCTTGGAAGATCTCCGGCCCGAGGGCGATTGCGCCAGTGTAAGGTTCGATATCGCCAATCTCAAAACCTTGATCCACGTAGGCAAGAGTGATGTGAGGCTGGTAGTCAGCATGGTCGTAAGACGCGCCGCCGTCGCAGAACTCCTTCTGCCTCCATTGCAGTTCGGTGTTATTGAACTGCAGCACGAGCGCATACTTGCCCTCGCTGTTGGGACCGAACAATTCCATTGCACGCGGCCCGCCGGGATGAACCATCATCTTGCCGTCTTCGTCTTCGCCGAATGACTGCTGGAACTTCATCCAATCCACAGCCATCTTGGAGTAGCAGATAGTGACGTGCAGCGGGTCCTCGGTGACAGTGATGTCTTGCGCCTTCGCCCAGTCCTTGATCGCCTTCGTGTTCAGGACGTTGCGGCTCACGTACAGCGGAGCGACGTGCGCGTTGGTGACATCGATCGGATTGTTAGGATCGCCGCCAGGCGCGTTCGGGTTCGTCGGCTGCACAGGTGCACCGAGCTCCGTCGTGTCCACAGCCCAGCCCTCAGGCGGCTCGGGCGGAAGCTCGAGGATCTTGGTGCGGAACTCGGGGATCGGCACGACAAGATCCGCACCGGGAGTCCTCGCATAATTTGCGAGGGCATTCGTCTTGCGCTCGGCGATTTGACTCCGGCTGTCAGCGGGCAGTGCGTCGGTGTCTGACCACTCGGGCCACCAGTGACCTTCCGGCGCTGGGAGGTTGCCCGTCTTGATCATCAAGTCAATGAACGGCCGTAGCATCATCGGGGTGGCGAACATGCGCCGGCGCTCGCCAACGCGCTGCGACCAGTTGTTCTCGTCTTGGCCTGATGCCAGCTGCCCGCGCTCGGTACCGAGAAGGATACGCATCGGGATACCGACTGCGCCTGCGATCAGACTCAAGAGCTTGTCAGCGTTCGGCGCAGGATCGGGGCTCTCGCTGCCGAGGATCTGAGCGTTCATGCCTTGGCCGGACAGAGTGCGCTGCATCCCGTGAGCGAAGCTCTTCAGCTGCTCTTTGATGTCGTTCTGCTGCTCTTCATCCAGCTGCGCTTCCTTGTCGGCCCACAGCGCAATGCCGCGGTTCGCTGTCAGCCAGAACGTCTCTGCGCTGCCGCCGACGACTTTCTCCAAGTCCTGCAGACGATTGACCACAGGCAGCAGTCTTGGGATGCCGTACGTCTCGTCTTGATCGAGTATCTCGGCGATGTGAATAATGCGCGACGCATGAACCTTGAAGGTCTTCTGCGGCGCCTTCGAGTCTGAGTCGAACGGGACCGCGTTCAAGCTATACATCTCCGGCATGCCGAAACGCGGGTTCCGCATGTCGTTTGTCCACGAGGTGATCTGCACGCCCATCTCGCTGTAGGCCGATAGAAAGACGAGTTCGTTCTTGCCGTCCGCGAGAGGTTGCTCGGGCTTGCCGTCAGCGAAGCCCATGTAGAGAAGACCGAAACGTCCAATTGATGCGAGCCTGTCCGCGCGCTCCATGTAGTGCATTACGCGCATCATGTCGAAGAACGTGTCCGCCTTGTCGGCGAACTCGCTGTACCCCGGCTGATTAGGATCGGTCCCGTTGCCCGCTTCATCTCTGACTACTGGCGTGTCTCGCCACGTCGCCTGCGGAAATGCCTTGATGATGCGGTGCGCGATGTCCTGGCGCGTATAGAGCGAATAGAGATCGATCGGCCTTATGTCGCGCTTGTAGCCAAAGGCCGCGTACAGGTCGCGGTTGCCGTCATGGCTATAGCCGAGTCGCTGGGCAACACGGCTGCGGATGATGCTCCACGCCTCTTGCGCCTTGAGAGCGGCGATGCGAGCGTTGGCCTCGATCAGTTGAAGTGCTGGTTTCTTCTGCGTCGCCATCAGAACATCCCTATCCTGCCCCGGCGCAAAGGTTCAACCGCGTATCGCAGGGCGTCGATCACGTGGTTCTTTTTGTCGAGCAACTTCGGCAGCACCGCCTGAGTGAGCTTGTCCTGGTCGTAAGAGTAGTTGCTCAGTTCATCGATGGTATGCACGCAGTCCGGATGGACCACAATGTCGTATTTCCTGAGGAACTCGATGCCCTCCTGGATGGAGTTCGGTCCCTTCTTCGCAGCGCGCATGCGCGAGAAGCCGTGGTTCCTGCGCAAGTAGCTGATGGTTTCGGGCCTGGCCGAGTCGGCCGTACACATGTACTGCTTGGCGTACGGGATTGCATCGATGAAGAGTTTTTCTATGTAGTCGATCTCGCATCCGACCTTGTACGCCTCGGCGACGATGAACAAGGTCCGCCCTTCGACGTAGCAGCTGATCAGCACGCTGGGGTCTATGGAGTAGCCCCAGTCGGCACCGAGATAGAAATACGTGCGTGTGTTCGGTCTGAAGTCCTCGATGTCTCCAACGCGCCAGTTCTTGAACACACGTGCATCGCTGCGGGTGTTATACCCGCCAAGCCACACGTGCTTGTATCGCTCGTAGTCTCGACGCTTATCGTACTCAAGGTCTTCGCGTAGCACCTCGGGGAAGAACGGATTGTCATAGAAGTTCGCCTTGACGAGGATCGAGTTCTTCGGGCGTTGCTGACGCATGAACACGTCCACAGGATCTGTGGGCAGGTTCGGGTTCCACGTCATCCATATCTCGGAGTCGTCCTCGCGGATCGTCGGACGGATCAGTTCGAGACTGCGCTGGCTGAACGTCTGCGCCTCTTCGATCCACGCGCCGTGAAAGCCCTGATAGCTCTTGATCGACTCGCTGTTGTGGTTCTTCATTCCGGTGAAGACAAACTCGCCGCCCGGGGTCTCGATGTGACTTGTGCGCTCCTTGAAGTATCGCCCGACGTTCAAGCGATCGATCTCTTGCATGAGGAGTTGCTTCACCGACTGCTTCAAGCTCACCTGCGTTTCACGCACGCACATCCAGCGCGTTGGGCGCATGATTGCGCGCTCGATTAGCTTGTCGGCCATGAAGTAGCTCTTGCCGCTGCCGCGTCCGCCGTACAGGCCGACGTAGCGCGCAGGGTCGAGAGCGGGGACGAACACCTCCGGCGTTTCGAGTTGTAACGTGCCCGACGGCGCTAGCATTGATGGGGTTTCCTATTGCGGACACGCCGCGGGTCGTTTATTGTGTGTGGATAACGACGAACAGGAGACGACACATGAACAAGGTCTACATCGCCACTCTGAAGATCACGACGCGCACGCGTCGCGGCGTTCGTATTGTCAAGACCTCTCGCTACGCCGGTTCCACGCATGACGCTGCGATCGACAAGGCCGAGGAAGCTATGATGGAGATCGCTCACGAAGTGATCCCCGCCACGGACGATGACAGCTGCTTCGACGCGATGCACGACTGGTGCGAGCGCTGCTGCAGCATCTCCGTCGAGGAGTTGTCTGTCGATTGATCGCAACACGTCGCGAATACCACACCTGTATGCGGGAATTGTGTTGTCCCCGTATACGGGTGTGGTATAGTGAGTCCACAAACACTTGAACAGGAGACGAAGATGAACATCTACGACACCCCGCGTTTCAACGTCTACGCCCGCTTCGGTCGCGTGTGGCAGCTGTACGCTGCGAATGTGACTATGAGCAAGGCTGACAAGCTGTTGCGCGAGTTCGATCGTCTGCACGTGCAGGCGGTGTACGATCGCGCTGACGGTCCTCAAACGCAACCCGACGGCACGTCGCGCTGACGGTCGCCAATCAACAGTCCACAAACACTTGAACAGGAGACGAAGATGACCACCTACACCCTCACCCAGCTTGTCGACCACATGAATGCGACGAAGGCGTGCAAGACGCGCGCTGGCGCGTTGCGCCGTGTGTTGAGCGCTCGCGTTGAAGGCCTGCCGTACTCGATCGTGCAGCGTTCGGACGGTAAGTGGCAGCCTGTCGCGCACCTGAGTGACGATAACATGTGGCTCGCTTGCGCGCTGGTCAATCGCTACGTGACTGTGGTTCGCTTGAGCGACTTCCCCGACTTCGAGTGCGACTGACGGCCGCCAATCAAAGCTTGTGTGCGTGGGCCCGTTCGCGGGCCTTTTTGTTGTGGGCGCGAATAGGTGTAGGAACGCTGTCTGCAACAAGCGGAGGACCCCATGCCTAAGTTCGAACTGACACACAACGGCGCATTGCTCGAGACTCTGACGGCACGCACGCTGCAAGATGCTGCAGAGGTCGTGCGCAAGCGTCGCAGCAACATCGAGCGCGCGATTACGTTTGATCATGGTCCCGCCTTTCGCGGCGTCGAGTTTCAGCTGGTCAGCCGGCCGGCGAACGTCGTCAGCTACCTGCACCTGCGTCTGTCCAATAGGACGTAGGAGGATGTCTTGAAAGTGCTTGGAGTGGAAATTTTTTATGAGGCGCCGGGGCCGGCGGTCGGGTCGGTTGCTGTCCGCACTCGCCAAGTCCGATGCAACTCGACCACTCCGAGCGAAACCCCGACTGCGGACAGGGTTGTATCGACGTACTGTCCGCATCCTTGCATGCACATATGCAGATACATTATCCATAATGATTATTATGCGAATAGAGTGGACATCGTTCAATTATCCGCATGGCGATCACGCTTCGCCTTGACGATGACACGCTCTATCTTGTGAACCAGAGGTGCATCGCTGCTACCCTCGAGCGTCAGACGATCGCTGTATGTCGCTCTGAAGCGTGACGACATCATGTGCTTGACAGCGTGGGCGTTGAAGTGCGGAGTCTTCCGGGATATCTTGACTTCGTGCTCCCACCAAGCCTCAGCGTGTGCGCTTGCGATGTCTAGCGCTCGCTGTAGCTCGGGACGCTTGCGCGCCATGCTGCGCAATACGCTGCGGGGTACATTGAAGATCCACGCTGCTATCTGCGTCTCGCTGTCACCCCGCTTGCCCGCTTCGATTACGTCTGGCAATCGCGCTGGATCATACCAGCGACCATACCCGCCGTTCTCGTCGTCAGCGATCATGCGTGCCTCGCGTTTCTCAGCTGCTGATCGACCGTTGCCTGCATTGTGTTTGGGTCGCGCGCGTGCCATCGCCAGTTTTTCCGTGCCCGTTGCCACTCTCGCTCGCATGCCATCCATATGGGCTAGATGTCAATGTCTTTGTTCTTTGCCTCTGGTTCCCGTATGCGATACAGTGCCGCTCGCAATCACCACATGAGGGAGTATCCACACATGATCGTACTGAAGAACCTTGCGCGTGAGTTCGAGATTGACGCCCACAAGCTACGCGCCATCTTGCGCGAGCAGTTCGGGCAGCACAAGAGGTGGCGATGGCCAGACGACAAAGATCAGGAGCTAATCAAGATCCGAGCGTTCCTCAAAGCCAGGCCGTCACGTTCTACACGAAAGACCCCGAAGAAGGCTGGGGTCGTTTATGCCCCGACTACTTCTGCGCAGCTGAAACCGAAAGCGAAAGCACGTCGGGCTACCGTGCACTAAACGCCTGGAGGGGTGACATGATGTCGGATAAGGCCAAGAAGCTGGGGTTACCGCCGCCGTTCCCAATCGTCCTGTCGAAGATCAACAGTCGCTTCGGTTTCTACTGCTATAACGCAGATGATCGTTTCATGTTCATCAACTTCCACTCCGCGTATGCAGCGAAGGCGTTCTTGGACATGATCATTGACGGAGCCGAGTACAAGTGGCTGCGCAACAATGAGCTTCTGACTGAGAAGGGTATGCGTATCAGAGGCGAGCAGAGCGACGATCTGGAGCGAGCGATCGAACACAAGCTCACCCCGACCGAGCGCGAATGGGATGTGCCCGATCCGCTGTTCACGACTGTTCGCCAGTTCATCGGTAGGCGCGTTGTGGTCGATGACAACGTGATCAAAGATCCACATGAGGCGGTCAAAGTCGAACAGGTGACGCGAACTCGTGCCCCTAAAAAGGAGCGCGTTCCGAAACCTCGTGACGCTGTGGCTAAGGCGAAAGCCAAGGTGAAGAGCGGCGAGCACATCACTATCTCGGAGATTTGCGAAGAGCTCGGTCACCCGCCTCGTGTCTGCAGGGCAATTTTGCGTGAGTTGAAGGTGCCAAAGCCGGATCACGGTTGGGCGTGGTCTAAGAGCGAAGCCGAGAAGATCCGTAGTCGCCTCAAACAACGTCTCCGGGCACCTAAAGGCGCCTAACTCCGGCCTTTCGCCCATTGACGACATCTGGACTGGGGCGGTATCACCCGCGACTATCACGTCCCTAACCGTGGTACTGCCCCAATGTCCTCATGGAACGCCTCGCGCGTAGTCCTGATTATCTCAGCTGCACTATGCGCCAGCATCACCGTCTACATTCTCTTTTCCCATCTCACGTCTTGGCGAGACATCGACTCGGTAGATCTCATGATCGCCGTCCTGCTCGCAATCACAGCGTCCGCAGGTCACGCTGCATTTGACACGGACAGAGTCAAGACGCATCGGTTCATGCTTGCCTCAGTCTTCGTCGTCGGAGCTATTCTAAGCGTCGGCATGAGCACATCTAGAACCACAACGATGTGGCAGCACAGTCAAGAGCAGCGTCTTAGCACTGACAGCGACTTCAAGCAGCGTATCGACGAACTCGACAAGGCGCGCTCTAAAGCGTCCACGTCTAAAGACATCGCCGCAACGGAGCTCAACGCTGCAAGCGACGAAGTCACACGTTCTTGTAAGTCGGGCGATGGCGCAAACTGCAAAGGCGCCAAGGCGACCTTGCTAATCAAGCAGAGTCTGCTCGACCTGCGCGCAACCGATTACAAGGAAGCGAACGACGCATTCTGGCAAGCGAAGCGCAGTCACTCGTCCACACAATCGAGCGAGCAGAAGATGCGCAACTTCGTTCTGCTGTACGCACGCATCCGCTCCATCTCAGAGCAAGACGCCGAGCCGACGGTGCTGCTGTTCCTCCCATTCCTGTTCACGATCGCATTCGAACTCGGAGCAATCGCATTCACGATGGCAGCGTTCCATCACGCCCCACTACAGCCCGTTACCCAATCCCAGCAACCTACCAGTCACGCTGTCACCCTGACGCAGATCGCCAAGGACGTAGGCATCACTCCAGCGCAAGCTCGCGCTCACATGCGAGCCATAGGGTACGCCAGACCGTCGCACGGCTGGTCGTTCACGAGTACTGAGGCTGAAAGCGTCAGGTCTAAGCTCGCAGTCCTGCATTGACGCCTTGCCGGCAAATTTGGCCCAAGGCCTCGGTTCCATCAATCCAACGTATCATACCACCTGGCGCCGGAACTCGGCCCAAGCGGTCAAATTTGCCATGCACGTACACTTCAAGATATCCGTACGGGTATGCGGCAAATCATGGTATAGACACGGTTCCTAACCCAACGGGAGATGCAACATGCCATCACTAGCACAACTGAACGAACTTCGCGCTGGCCTCGGTATCAGTCCGCTGAAGGCCTGGAAAGAGTCGAAGGTCAAGCTCGCCGACGCCACGACTAAGGCTGAGGGTGCATTGCTCTCACTCAATCCGACCCTTGCCGCAGCCATCAAGCAGAAGTACGCCGTGACTGCCCTGACAGAGAAGCTCACGCCGGAAGAAGTCGCAATCGCCGCACAGGAGCGCAAAGAGCAGATCAAAGTCGGACAGTTCGCTGACGGCAGCAAGAGCGACCAAGGCACCTGTCACAAGTGCGGCAAGATGTTCCACCTCGACGATCTTGACGGCAAAGACGACGGCACTGGGGACTTCAACATCCTCGAGTGCAAGAAGTGCTATGGCGCTGGGTTCACGTCAGCGCGTCCACCCAAGGTCACCGTGTGCCCGCCATCCCCTGAACTGCGAGCACGCGCGAAACGCGAAGCGGAGATCGACAAGGTCGTGAGCAAGCGTCTGAACGGGGACACACACGCCAAGCCCGAAAAACCGAAGGCCGCACGTCCGCTCCCGACGCCTCCGCGCAAAGTCGTACCTGAGGGCTCAATCTCTCTCGCCGATATCGCACGAGAGCTCGGCATGGACCCTAAGGTCGCACGCGCCAAGATGCGCCGCGTCACGCTCCCAAGCGACATCCTGACAGGCAAGCACACCTACAAGCTCACGGGGAAGCAGAAAGTCGTCGGCATCTTGTCCGCCGACCTGCGCAAGAAGTGATTGACCAACCTCTCGCCGACTGGGCGCTCGCGACATATGCGGGCGTCACAGTCGCAGTATGCGTCTACCTGTTGTGGATGAGTTGGTTCGGCAATCACAATCACTGATCGATCTACTCTTCGGGCGCCGGCAGGGGGGAACCTCACCGACGCCCGAATAGTCTCACTTAGGTCGTGCGCGGTGCCTAGTGGACTCGCGCCTCGACGCTCGCCGACGGTTTCGGCAGTGCACGTCGAGTAGCCGGCTTGCGCGCCTTCGCAAGGTTCGCCCTTGCACGCGACGCTCTGATCAGTTCCTTCAACTTCGCTTTCTCACCAGTCTCGAACTTCCAGCGTCCGTCGTGCTTGACGCCAGCCTTTCGCAAGATCGCCCTGACACGCTTCGGCGGCAGCTTCATTTCCTTGGCCAGTTGGACAGCGGTAAACATATCGATCTTTCCTTTCATGTCGCTGCAGTTCGGTTCGAGCGTGCTCTCACGTCGCTGCTAGCAGCCGTTCTAATCGCACAGTGGTTTCGGAATTGTCAACCGCCACACACATGCGCCCGCGTCGCGCGCCTGTTTCGGGCCCGCAAGCGACGCGCGCATGATGCACGCACGCATGCGCTCGCAGGAAAAGGTTACCGTGTCCTTTTGTAATTATAGATATCATTATTGAACTTCTCTTTCCTACGCGAGGACAATCACCCCCTTCACGCACAGGCAAGCGCCCGAGCATGTGCGCGCACGCATTATGCGCACGCACGTCAGAGCGCGCATAGCGTGCAGGCGCATACGCGCGTGCATCATGCGTACGTACGCGAGCGAGGCGATTGACAATGGTAGGACAGCGGTTAATTTTGTCTGTCGGTAAACCGGTACAAACACACAGAGCAAATGCGGACAAACGTGTCCTCCCGTACGTCCTTCCGTTCATGGAGAGAAGCAGTGAAAGAACTTATGATCGGCAGCCTGATGGCCGCAATTATCGGTGCAGCGACGTTCGCGCTCACCGTCGCAGCTGGCACTTTCGTCGTTGTCAGCGTCGCTCGGTTGATGGGGGTCGCGATATGACAGCGATCGAGATCCTCGATTGGATACGCACCGACGCCGCGCTCCTATTTGCCATCGTGGTCAATAGCATCTCCGTCGCAGTAGTCAGCTGGCGCGTCAGCATGCTGGCCGATCGTGTGCGCGAGCTAGAGGAGCGCATGAGATGAACTTTATCGAGCTAACGCGCATAGTCGGCCGCCAGCCCTCCACAGTCACCATCAACGCAATGTGCGTCTCGAGGGTATCGGCGAAAGGCGATTGGACACTCGTGGAGATGACGGACGGCGCAGTCTTCGAGGTCACCGAGCCCTACTCGGAAGTGAAGACAAAGCTGCGCCAAGCGGTCAACGTGCAAGTGAGCGGGAGTCTAATGCGATGAGAGCAACTGAGTACATCACCGAGCTAGGCAGCATGACGGACGACAAGATCAAGGAGCGCATACTGCAGCTGCCGCGAACTGTGCGCTATGCGGTCGTATCGCAGAAGCGTTACGCGCAGGTCCACAGATCCTTTGTGCAGCTGAAACGCCTGACCGTAGGGTCGCGAGGGCTCTCTCAGATCACCGTCGAGGAAAATGCCGTAGTGCCCGATTGGGCGATTGCGTGGCTTGACTACAATCGGATATTGATCGCAGTCAGCAAATGGGAAGACGAGCGATGAAAGTCGGAGACATCGTGCGATATTCGACGGGCCCAACGGCGCTCCTGCGCATCTTGGACATCGTGCATGATCGGCGAGTGTACGGCCGACATGTGCTGGGCGGCTACGTCGGTGCAGAGCTCGGCGACTGCAAGCCTGCGACGGAGAACGAGAAGATGCTGTGGAAGCACTACATCAAGGTCTACTCACGATGAAGAACGAATGGGTCCAGCCACACGCTGACGACTGTCACTTCGACGTGCCGACCGCGCCGCCGCAAGAGCTCTTGCGTATCACGGTCGATGGCCGAGTGTTCGTGCGCGACAGCAAGAGCGACACGTGGTGGGAGGTGGACTCAACCCTTCTGCTGCGCACGCTGCAAGATCGACGGAGGCACTGATGACGCTCGCAGAGGCAATCAAGAAGCTCGAGGCCGGCGAGCACGTCAACGGGCACGACAACAAACTGCCAGAGAAGGCGCGTAACATCATCGTCCATTTCAACCGCAACATGGCTCGCCAGCGTGCGCGTATGATCGCGAGGCTGAAGGAGATCGAGCAATGAGCCGCCCACCTTGCCCAAACTGCGAAGGCTCTGGGCACACGCACGGTTACCTCCGTGTCGCACCCGATGCTAGTACACTGTTTGGCAGAGGGCGAGGTGGCGGTAAGACAGCGGGCGCACGTCGCCTTCTCGTCGAGTTCAAGTGTCCGTACTGCGCCGGGCAAGGTCGCGTGCATCCTGACACGCTCGACAGCTGGCTGAGGAACAAGATCAAGGAGGAAGGCATATGACTGTGCAGCTGGTCAAGTGTCCACACTGCGAGTCGATATCAGCGATGGGCATTCGTGTGGATCTGCTACGCTCGACAATCTCATGGCAAGGCGGCGCCATCAAGGTCTCACGCTCGCTCGCGGTCATCATGCACTCGATCGTCGAGGGTAGAGGGCGCAAGAAAGACATCATCGAAGCCCTCTACGGATGGGATGAGCGAGGCGGTCCCGAGGACCCACGCAACATCATCGCGGTGCACGTGTCGAAGCTGCGCGCGGCGTTCGCTGACGCTCGCTGCCCATTTACCATTGAGACGATATGGGGTGTCGGATACACGCTGGTAGTTGACGCTGGCGGCAAACAATCGTAGCAAAGACTGCCCGGTCCCCCGGGTGTTCGCCCCCGGCGGCGAACGGAGCGCGCACCTCCCTGCATCCCCCGAGAGCGCGCTCCACCCCGCGGGACCTTGATGACTGATGACCCAGACGGGATCAAATAGCCCCTAGGAGGCTGCCATGTAACCGCTGCTAACGCCTTGGCATAAATGGCAAAAGCTGTACGAGGAGTAGGGCACGCACGGAGAGCTCCCGTGACGTGCCTTTTCTATTGCGGGTGGCAACCAAATCAGTTAGTTGTGTAGCCGTCAACCTACTGACGGAGAACCCCAATGCCACAACTATCCACACATGCTTACACCGGTGAGAAGCCCTGGCGTAACCTCGCAGTCGAAGTCAAGCAGGGCGCCACTGTCGCTCAGATGATGAAGGCGGCGAAGGTCGACTGGGAAGTCGAGAAGCGTCCGCTCGGGTACTTCGACGACGGCGATCAAGGCGACTACCACAGGTTCCAAGGTCATCATGCGATCGTGCGCAAGTCGGACGGCAAAGTCCTCGACGTGTGCGGCGATCGTTGGCTGCCGACGCAGAACCGCGCCTTCTTCGACTTCGCCGACGAGTTCGTGCAGGCAGGTCAAGCGACGTGGGACAGCATCGGCTCTCTCAGCGGCGGCCAGATCGTGTTCGGGCTCGCCAAGCTGAAGGACGCCACCTTCAAGATCGCTGGCAAGGACAACATTGGCGGGTACCTGTTCCTCGGCATCCCGCACGTGCAGGGCAAGTCGATCATTGCCCGGATCACGTTCAAGCGTGACGTGTGTAACAACACGTACTCGATCGCGATGCGTCTTGGCCGCAACGGTGTGGGCGACGTCTTCCGCATGAACCACAGGAACGAGTTCACTCCTGTCCAGAAAGAGCGTGCTCAATCGGTGCTCAAGCTCGCGACGGACAGCGTGAAGTCGTTCGCTGCTGACGCAAAGAAGCTGCACACCAAGAAGCTGGATGACGAGGAGGCGGCGCACATGATCGCCAAGACGTTCCAGCCCGATTGGGACGGCAGCAAGGACACGCTCGCTCCCAAGATGCGCGCGATCATGGACGCCTACAAGCAAGCGCCTGGCGCCGAGCCCGGCACCGCATGGGGCGCATTCAACGCCGTGACGTACTTCACCGATCACATGGCCTCGCGTAGCGATGACAAGCGGATCGCCAACGCCTGGCTCGGTCGCACGAGCAGGCAGAAAGAGATGGTGTTGCAGACACTGCTCGCTGCGTGATATAGACGGCGGATCGCGCGTGTGTCTTGCGTCGCGCCTTTCGCTGGAGGCGCAAATGGAAGAGCTCACTTGGCCGCAGTCGCTATTCATCACAGCTGTCTTGATCACAGCTGCAACGATCATCGTCGGCGGCGCTTGGTAACGGAGGGACACATGCAGGACATGCTCACCACAGTCGAAGAGTTGACGACGAAGGCAGGCGAAGTGTGCGGGCTCGCGTACGAGAGCAAGCCGGCGGGGTTCGCAAACGTGCGCAATCGCAACGGCCGCGGCAAGCGTCGTTTCATCGTGCAAGGCGTCAATCATCCGAAGGGGCAGCCGATCCGCTTCAAGTCGCTGCAACGCGCGGAGAACCACATCAGGAACATGGGCCTGGCGAAGTAACGTCGAGGTCAATCATTGACGCCTTGAACAGCCCGCGCGAATGCGGGCTTTTTCTTTATGCAACTCATGATAGGATCGATGGGCTTCATCTTGATTGACAGGGCAAATCAAGATAGTGTGTCTGTATCGATAAACGATGGAGACGACAATGCACGTCCTGAACAACGGATCGACGATCAAGTCCCGCAACTCGTTCTCGAAGGCGTTCAAGGAGCAAGCTGCGAAGCTCGGCCTTCGTGACATCTCGCACATGCGCGTAGGCAGGTTCTCTGTGACGATCATGCGTAACGTCATGACGCAGGGTCGCACGCTCGCTGTGTGCGAGCTCTTCAGCGACAGCAATCACTTGACGATTGAGCGCGACAGTCTGTTCTGGGAGTGCTCGAAGCGTGATCGCTTGTCCCAGCTCGCGAAGATCGAAGAGGTTCTGTCCACAACTCATCCGCTGTACGCTGAAGTCAAGGGTGAGATCGTTCGCGAGCGTCTCCACTTCGCGTGAAGGCTTTCCAGCGACAACCCGCGCAAATGCGGGTATTGTCCACAAATCAACAACGCAGGAGACAACGTCGTGACCTACGCTCTGATCATCATCGCTCTCGCTGTCATCGCGCTTGCGATCGTCAGCGGCAGCGCGACACTCGGCGCCAACGGCCTCGACGAGTAAGGAGACGAACGATGACTCCGAAACCCGGCCAGGTGTGGCGCTCGAAGTCGCGCAAGCGCATCACTGTGACTGTGATTGGCGAAGGACGGTTTCTTAACTACGGCGGCGTCGAGGAGCGCACAGTCGTCTATCGTAGCCCCATGACGCCTGACCTGCTGCTGTCCAGCCCCGTCGCGTACTTCACCGATTTCTACGAACTGAAGGCATAGGAGACGACAATGAGCACGATCCACGACAAGCTGGCATCCCTTCTCAGTATGACTGTGGACCGGGGATGCACGGAAGACGAGGCCGAGACGGCCATGCGCATGGCAGCGAACATCGCCGCCAAGCACGGCATCGATCTCGACGCACTGCGCCCCGCAGGCGCGCCGAAGCCGAAGGCGACGCGCAAGCGTCACACGACGGAACTCAAGTGGCATCAGGTGTTCTGCGCTCAAGCTGCCGCCGAGCTCTCAGGCGTTGCGTGTCACGTGAAGGACCTCGGCCGCCGCGGCTTCGAGTTCATCGGCCGCCCCGAGAACATCGACTCCGCAGAGCAGCTGATGTTCTGGCTGTTTCGTCAGGTCGAGGAGATCTACAAGGCGGCGCTGCCGAAGGGTCTCAATCAGCGCGAGCGTGCCGAGTTCCGTCGCACGTTCAAGGCAGCATGCGCACAGCGCGTCCTCGAGCGTGCCTGCCGCGTCATGCGCGACATGGTGCGCAAGGAGAGCAGCGTCAACACCACAGGGCACAATGCGCTGGTCGTCGCCGGTCACTTTCTGACCCTCAAGCAGGAGATCGATGACGAACTCTATGGCACCGCTGAAGAGCGCGCCGCTCGCGCCAAGCAGTGGGAAGAGGTGATGGCCAAGCGTAAGGCGGAGCATGACGCGTGGCGCGCTGCCAACCCCGTCGAGGCTGCGAAGCGCGACGAGGAAGAGCGCAAGGAGAACGAGCGCTGGCACAAGCAGCAGGAGCGGAACGCCAAGCGCCGCAAGGGCGACGGCTTCGGGCGTGAGCGCTCGATGCCGAAGGGTAGCGGTACCGCTGCAGGCTACCGCGCTGGCGACGCAGTGAAGCTCAGGAAGGAGGTGGACTAATGTTCAAGGCGTGGATAGACAGAGCGCATGACGTGCAATATGGCATGTGCTTTGTCGATCCCGACAGCAATGACCGTCGGGAGTGGACGTTCACGGG